CTCACCAGCTTCATCAACTGGCTGACCGAGTGTATCAACAAGCAGGCCATCGTCGTCGAGGACTGGTTGACTCCCAAGATGGAGCGGCTGGCCGCACTCTACGACGAGGTGTCCACCAAATTCAGCGAGTGGGCTGAGGCCATGCAGAACGGGCCCGATATTGCTTGGTTGTCGTCGCTTGGCGGCATCCTTTCATCTTTCGGCGCCGGTGTCTGGGGCGTCCTTAAGAATCTTGCGACTCTGAACTTCGACTTCGACACTAAACCGTTCCATAAGGCGTTCAGTGACCTTAAGACGCTCATGGGCGAGTACGCCGAATCCGTCAAGTATGGCTGGAGTACCACCAAGGATTTCATCGCCAACCTTGAGCTCAAGGACAAGGCTACGTCCGGGTGGCATAACTTCGTCAAGCTTATCAAGGGCATCGGCAAGGTTCTGTCCACAGTTGGCCACTATGCTGTCATCGCGGCCAAGGCTCTCATCGAGCCGTTCAAGGGCGCATTTGCTGAGCTCAAGAACATGGCTGACAACGGTGACTATGGGGGTATATTCGACGCCATCCTCAAGACGGGCGCTCTGGTTACATTCCTCGCGATTGCCCGGAATGTTATCAACACCTTCAAGGAGTGGGGCAAAGCCGGATCCAACTTCGCTGGAATCCTTGGCAGTGTCAAGGACGTCATCGACGGGTTCAAGGAATCAATGGAGGCTACGACCGCCAAGGTCAAGGCCACCACGGTCCTTATTCTCGCCGGAGCCGTTCTCGTTCTGGCCGCTGCGCTCTGGGTCGTCGCCCAGATCCCGGCAGGCAAGATTGTGGCCGCTGGTGCAGCTCTATATTTCATGTTCAACATGCTGAAGAAGGCGGAGGACGAACTGTCCAGCGCCGGCGAAGGCAAGGACACGAAGGGTCTCGCCAAGCGAATGCTGGCGCTGGTCGTATTGGCCGGAGTCGCACTCCTACTGGGCAAGGCGCTGAACAACATCGGTACCATGGACTGGGATGATATTCTCAAGGGGACTCTTGGGCTCTTCGCAGTCATAAAGATGCTGATGATGGTGGCCGACACAACCACCAAGAAGAACAAGGATATCCTGGCGTTCGCCCTCACGGCAATTCCGCTGGGTATCGGCGTCATGCTCCTTGCCTATGCGGTTAAACCGCTTGGCGAGATGAGTCTGTCCGACCTGACTCAGGGTGTTCTGGCACTCGGTCTTATCATGAAGATGATGACCATGATGTCCCAGATGGGTACGGTCAAGATCAAGAAGGCCTCTGCATTCGCGTTCCTAGCGCTGGCATTTACCATGCGCCAGATAGCGAAAGTACTGACCGAGATCGGTGAGCTGTCCTGGGGTGACACGATCAAGGGCATCATCGCTATGGATATTTGCCTGGCGTCCTTGACGTTCACGGTCGAAAGACTCGGAAGTGACAAGCTCTCCGGCGGCAAGTCTCTTGTTGGGGCTCTAACGATCCTGGTCCTGGCGGCGACACTTAAGCTCATAGCCAGCGATATTGAGAGCTTCGCCTCCATGCCATGGGGCGACTATCTCAAGGGCTTGGTCATGATGTCAGCAGCCCTGGCCGTTCTCGTGGGGATCAGCTCCATCGGTGGGGGAAGCCTCGCCGGTGCGGCGGGTCTCTTCGTTACGGTAGCGGCGCTTGCTCTCCTGGCACCTGTGATGAGGATGCTGGGCGAGATGGACTGGGCCACAGCAGGCAAGGGTATCGCCATCATGGCCCTGGGGCTGGCCGCTCTTGTGGCTGTCGGATATGTTGCTGAGTTCGCTGCAGTTGGTCTCCTTGCTCTGGGCGGCGCCATCCTGATGATCGGTATGGGTGTCGGTCTAGCAACCGAGGGTATCGCCAAGCTAGTCGACGCTATTGCGAATTTGTCGACCTCGGGAGCCGATGGTGTCCAGACGTTCCTCGCTGCGGTCGACGGCTTCATCGAGAGAATGCCTGCGATGGGTACGGCACTCGGCGAGGGCTTCATCAACTTCATGCAAGTCCTCATCGATAACTCCGGCACCATCGTCGAGTATCTCAAGCTAATCCTGACGTCTGGTGCTCAGGCCATGATCGAGTCCATCCCGACGTTCGTTCAACTCATGACCACGATCCTTCTAGCGATCATCCAGGTCATATATGACAACGCCCAGGCCTTGATCGACTGTGCTATATTCTTGATCCTGACCTTGTCGCAGGCCTTGATTGATAACATGCCGCAGTTGGTCCAGAGGGGTTCGGATGTTCTCATATCCTTCCTGGATGGTCTGAGTCAGAAGATCCCTGAGATCGGGACGAAGGCTACGGACTGTATCGTGGCGTTCATCACCAGTCTCGGCGACGAGATGCCGCGGATCACCGATGCAGCAGCCAAGACCGTCATCAAGTTCATCAACGGGCTTGCTGACGCAATCGAGAACAACTCCGAAGCGATGGCCCAGGCGGGCACGCGTCTCATCATGGCTATCGTGAGGGGCATCGGTACCGGCATCAAGACTCTCGTATCCACGGGCGTCGCACAGATGAAGAACGCTGGTATTCAGCTGGTCAACGGCCTCAAGAATGCGATCACCGAAAGGCTCTCCTCCATCGCCAGTGCAGTCACGAGCATGGGTAGCACCGTTGTTTCGAAGGTCAAAGCGGCATTCGGCATCCACTCTCCTTCGAGGGTGATGTACGAGATCGGTGATTTCCTGATGCAGGGTCTTGCGAACGGCATCACGGATAACACTGAGCAGGGCATCACGGCGGCCACCACCATGGCCACTGACACCGTCGACGCGTTGTCCAAGGGCTTCGGTAACACGAAGGATATTTGGAACAACGCCTTCGGAGAGAATGCTGATCCGACGATCAAGCCGGTTCTGGACCTCTCGCAGGTCGAGGAGGAGGCGGGTCGTCTCAATGACATCCTCCCCCAGGAGGAGATCGCCGGCACTCTCACGTCGACGGCAACCGCTCAGCTTGCCGGGCGAGTCGTTACTAGCACTCCTACGAAGTCGAATGACACTGCCGCCAGTGAGACGTACAACCAGGGCACAAGCCTAGTGTTCAACCAGTACAACAACTCGCCGAAGGCGCTGTCCGAGGCGGAGATCTACCGCCAGACTCGCAACCAGATCGAGCAGGTGAAGGGAGCCATGTACGAGCTATGATTGAGTCAATCGAGTTTCTTACGTACCGACAGCAACGCGTCGTTCTTCCTCTGAGGGATCCTTGGGGGATCGGCGTAGCTGTCAAATCCGTTGACGGCCTGTCGGCTACGAAGGCCTCGATCAACACGACTGAACTGGCTCTTACGGATGTGGCCATATTCAACGGCGCGAGGGCGGGAATGAGGAATCTCAAGATCAAACTCGCGCCGTTGCCCATGCCGGACATCGAGACCAGCAGGCAGCGCATATACTCCTGGTTCCAGATCAAGCAGCTCATGACTGTGTATATCAACACGGACAAGCGCAGGGTCAAGACCGAGGGGTACGTCGAGACGGTTGAGGCGGACATATTCTCGAAAGAGCAGGAGATCAACGTCTCCATCCTATGCCCGGATGCCTACTGGCACGACGCAGACACCAGCATCGACAAGAACCTCGAATGGTCCAGGGAGATCCCCTCCTTCGAGTTCGACTTCATGGACCAGCCGTCCCCGTCGCTGGAGTTCAGCAAGGATCGCGGCTTATTGTCCGCCACGATCGACTACGAAGGTGACGTGGAGACCGGGTTCACTATGGTCTTCACTTTCCGTCCGGGAGCCAAGCTTCCGATCACCGTGACCGAAACGTTCTCCGGCGACCGGTTCAAACTCACCGGGGCATTTCTTGACAAGACGTACTACAAGGTCGATCCCATCGTGGGCGGTGACATCGTCACAGTTAATTCTAGGACAGGGCGCAAATCCATCATCCGAAATCGGGGCGGCCGCAAGGACAAGTTCATCGCGGCATTGGATCGTAACTCTGATTGGCTCAAGCTGAGGCCTGGTGTCAACGAGTTCCAGATCGCCATGAACGATCCGAATCTCACAGACGTATATTTCTCGACCGACGTTCTCTTCCAGGGGGTGTGACATGTATCTTGCGGTGTTTGATGAATCCATGGTCCTCCAGCACATCTGCGAGGACTACAAGTCCGTCATCTGGACCGAGAGGTTCCACGGGTTCGGCGATTTCAAGCTCACGGTTCCTGGGACCCTAGAAAACCTACAGATCTATCAACTTGACTACTACCTGTACACCAAGGGCACGAACAAGCTCATGATAATCGAGCAGGTAGAGCTCAACACAGAGTACAGCAAGCAGTCAATGCTGACGGTCAGCGGGCGCAGTCTTGAGTCTATATTGGATCGACGAGTCATGCACCCCTATCCAATTTGGGAGGGAACTAGGCTATGCATGCATGAGCGAACCAAAGGAAAAGTCAAAGACGTTATCAAGCACTACACCAACCTGCTGTTCAAACAGAGGGACTCGCTAGACACGTCGCACGAGAGACACGTCACAGGATTCGGTTGGTACTCGGTTGATGAGCTACCCGCGGGGATTCGCAAGGGTCGACCGGTTTCCTCCATGGACATCGGAAACATCAGGGCGAACGCCAACGGTACCGTGCGGAACGTATCAGCAAACGCAGGATACACACATACGTCTTATGATGATACTGATCCATATATCATGGAGGGTTCCTGGTATAAACTGGTTCAGAATCTCACGGACTTGACTATGTCCGGATGGGCGATCGAGTTTGACGGGGAAGATCCGTATTACTGGTACGGGTACACATACAACGGCGTGAACCGCACATTCAATCAAGGTGAACGCCCTCCTGTAGTATTCTCACCGAAGTATGATAACCTGTCCAAGGCCACCTACTTCAAGTCCAAGGTATCCACGCGAACCAAGATATTCTCGGGCGCTGTGAAATTCACTGTACCCTTGAGTTTGCAGCTTTCAAAAGAGTATCTCGATGACAGCCGAGACTCCGCAATGCAGAACAACTCGGTTACCGTCGGTACCAAGGGACTCGGTTTGCGGGAAGGTTATTTTCAAAACCCGTCGATCGAACATACCAACGGGTATATGACTTCGACCGGGTCAGGTACTAGTGGCGTGGCGTCGATTGATCCCGAATCTATCTATCGTCAGATCGCTGAGCAGTGCAACACTGAGCTGTGGCGCCACATGCCAATCGAGATGTTCTCCGGCGAGGCTGCTCAGCAATCCATGTATACCTACAACGAGGACTTCTTCCTGGGTGATTTCGTGCAGATCCAGAACGAGTTCGGACAGCAGGACATCGCTCGGGTAACCGAGTACATCCGCACATCCTCGGACTCGGAGGGCGACGTCTTCTATCCGACGTTCACGTCCTTGTCCGATATTCAGAAGTCGAAACCGGGGTTGAACATCACATGACAGAAAAATCAGGATTCTTCGTCTCCATCAATGGAGACCGGAAGTACTCCGCTGATGACTTCGGCCGCATGTTCGACGGAGTCATCTCGGACGGTATTTTCCAGAACTGGGGCCGAGGCTACCAGGTTGCCAAGGGCTCCGGACGAGAGATCATCGTGCAGTCTGGGCGCGCCTGGTTCAAGGGGCACTGGATTGAGAACGACGCGAACAAGGTCTACGCGCTCACCGAGGGCGCTACGGACGGCGATCGTTACGATGCTATAACCCTCAGGGTCGACAAGACGCCTAGCGTTCGCTCCGCCGGCACTCGCGTCATCCAGGGAACTTCTGGTGGCGGTGTTCCACAGCCTACCCAGACGAACGACACCTTCGAAGTTATCATCGCCTATATTCGGGTCCCCAGGGGAGCCAAGACGAACACCGACTTCGAAGTCACGGACTGCCGCGGTAGGGTTGGCGCTCAGTATGCTCAGTGGGCTCAGAGCGTCATGCAACCTAAGCAGATCACTCTGAACAACAAGAACGATTTCCTAAACGCCTTCAACAACGACCCGAATCTCAAGCGAGTCATTACTCGAGGCAACAACCTGGGACGGGTCATGACGCCCGCCCAGAAGGCTGCCATTCGAAACGGGACGTTCGACGGCTTGTGGCTGGGCGACTACTGGCAGTATAACGATAATTCCTGCAAGTGGATCATCGTCGACTTCGACCGATGGCTGGACTACCCGAATGGCGAGAATCAGCACCGCATCACGGTCATGAGCGACCGTAACCTCGGAATCGACAATATCGGCGAGTCTGGATGGTGCGAATACGGCTGGAACGGCTCCAAGATGCGACGGGACTATGCCAATGGCATGGTTCGTTTCTCCACGCTCACCCAGGTATTCGCCATGTCAGACTTCCGGACGTTCCCTGTTATGGAGCCGCACGGTTACGAGAACACCGGGAATGCCTGGGAGCGCACGGAGAAGGACTGGACCTGGGAGTACCCGCAACTCACCATCCCGTCCGAGTTCGAGATGTTCGGCTCATATCTTGTGCACAACCGTATCAACGGTGACACACACACTATCGGCCCCATCTCGCGTCAGTTCTCGTATTTCCGTGTTGGCAACCCGATTCCGACCCCGGGCGAGTCCTTCTGGCTCCGGGATCAGATCTCTAAGGACTACTTCGGCCTATACTACGGCGACCAGCGTCGGATCACTTGGGCCCAGTGGACCGAGAAGTATGGGGTGCGCCCCATCGTTTCTATCGGAGGCTAAATGTCTCATACTGTGGAGCTGGTGATCACCATATTCGGCTCCGTTCTCACCAGTACTGGTCTCTGGGCATATCTCCAGAAACGTGCAGAAAGGCATGATGCCAAAACCCAGCTTATGTTGGGTCTAGCCCACAACCAGATCGTGGCTATGGGAACCGCATATCTGTCCCGTGGTTACATCACCATCGATGAGTTTGAGGACTTGCAGAAGTATCTGTATCAGCCCTACCACACTTTCGGCGGAAACGGGACTGCCGAAAAGGTAATGGATGCCGTGAACCGGCTTCCGATCCATTTTCCTGACACCCGAAGAAAGGACAAGCGCTATGTCGCTGTCGAATCAGACCTACAACACTCTGAAGTGGATTGCTCAGATCCTGCTTCCTGCCCTCGCCACCCTGTATCTCGCCCTGGCGGGTTTGTGGGGTTTCCCTCACACTGAGGCGGTTGTGGGTACCATCACCGCTCTTGACACTTTCCTGGGCGCTCTGCTCGGTCTTGCGGCCAAGAACTACGAGCCCGAGGTCGACGGCGTGCTCCATGTGGACCACAAGAACCAGGAGGTCTACGCCGCTCTGGAGACCCCCGCTCAGGACATGACCAAGAAGGACACGGCCACTCTGAAGGTCTCCGAGGTCTGACGATCCGCGGGATCGACATGGTCTATAATGATACCCCTCATTTGAAAGGAATACCATGTCTGACAACAAGCCGAACACCAAGAAGGCACTCGAAGAGGCTTACGCTTTCATCGACGGCATGGATCCCGACAGTGAAGCCTATCGCGAAGCTCTCCGCAGCATCAAGGAGCTTGAGCAGATTCAAGACGCAAAACACCGTCGTTTCTGCCCCAGCCCCGATGCAGTGGTGGGCGCCGCCGGCTCCATCCTCGGAATCCTCGCTATCGTGAAAGCTGAGCAAATCTTCCCAGTCGCCTCCAAGGCACTCGGATTCGTCGCCAAGATCCGCATCTGAGACACGAAAGACCTAGGACCCCACAAGGGTTCTAGGTTTTTCGCAAAGCTTCTGAGCTTTCGAAATCCAAAAATTCCCGGGTGGGAAAATTGGAACGCGGATTTTACAAGGTATATAACGAGACCCCTCACGAAAGGAATGCATCATGTCCAACATCTTCATCGCCTTTGGTTTCATCTCCTTCGTCATGTTTCTGTACACCGTCTACTCCCAGGCGCAGCAGATCAAGGCTCTCAAGAAGACCGTCCGCCGCCAGCGGCACCTTCTTAAGATTGCTTCAGATCAGCCCGCCCAGGACTACGACGAAGTAGAGAAGCAGCTCGAAGAGGATTGGGCCGAGATCGAGAAGATCTTCCGACAGAACTCTACCAAGAAGTGACTCTCACGCCTAGAACCTTCACGGGTTCTAGGTTTTCGCAGAATCAGCAGGGCATATAATGAGACCTATAGACCGAAAGGACCGATCATGCTGATCTCCCGCCTCGTCGAGAACCTTGTCAAGTCTGTCATCTACTGCGTTGGCATATACGCCATCGTCAAGTGGGTGCTTTCCCGCTACAAGATCTCGAAGCAGGATTTCACCGCCCCTACCCACATCGACCACAGTCTCTAACGCCCGTGCCCTCTAACCGAGGGCATAGGTTTTCGCGGATTTCGCATGGCATATAATGAGACCCCCCATCTGAAAGGAACCATCATGAACCGCGTCGTCCTCGCCGTTGCCATCCTCGCCGCCTCCTTCGCTCTCCAGCACTACGCCGACAAGAAGCTTGAAGCGAAGTTCTGCGAGGTCCTCAACAAGAAGGCCGCGGAGCAGAACGCTCCCGCCAACTGACACTCACTCCTAGAACCCAACTCGGGTTCTAGGTTTCTCGATAGAAAGGAACGCAAATGGACCACGATGACATTCAGCTGGAATTCTCCGATCTGGATCCCATCACAAATACACAGAAGGTCACACTCACGGTTCCAGCCGACGTGGCCCCCGAAGTCGCCAAGCAGATGCTCATCAATGCTATCCAGAGTAGCGTGAGTGATTCTGTAAAGACGATGTATCGTGACTACATTCGAGAACGCGAGGACAATCTAGAAGAGAATGAGTGGTATAAAGCGCTCATCAATATTGGAGGGGAGAGCAAATGAACCTCGCATTCGTCAAGGCCACCCAGGACTTCGTCGTACGCAACTCGCACCATATCCTCACCGGACTGGCGCTGCTGGGCCTCGGGGCGTCGGTCGCTCTGAGCGTCCATGCGGACCGCCAGATGCAAGAGTGGGATATTGACGACTTCAAGCGT